AGCGCGGTGATGACCAGGCCGATCGGGTTGGCCCGCATCGCCAGATTCAGGCCGCGCTGCGCGACGGTCATAACGCCTGTGGCGACCGCGGTTGCCCTCGTGGCAATGCCGTGTGCGACGGTGGACGTGGTGGCTTGAACTGTGGACACCGCGGATTGCAGCATGCCCGCGGCCATAGCCTTGAACGCGGGTACCACGAAGTTGAAGATTCCGGAGCCCAGGTCCCCGATCCCCATACCGAGCATGAGGGCGCCGTCGAACATGTCCCCTTTCATCATCATCGACACGCCCCGGCCGGTGTCCTCCACACCGGTCAGGGTGTCGCGGAAACCCATTGCGCGGGTGTCCGCGACGTCGGACGCCTCCCCGAACTTGTCGAGGCCCCCGGCGCCGTTTTGTATATCCTTCGACGCCCGTCCGACGTCGGAGCCCATTTCCTTAGCGGATGCGCCCACCTTGTCGAACGACTTTGTGAGCTGGTCGTGGTCCCCGGCAAAGGTCAGGGTTACCTGATTCTTGCTGCTCACTGTTCGACCTCCAGGCCGGCCTGCCGCGCCACGCCAACGAGGGCGTCCCCGAGCAGGTCCGGGATGTGGGCGCGTTCGGCCTCATAGGCCCGGTAAATGTAGCGGCCCTGCCGCAGGAACGGGCGCACCACGGACCTGCTGCGGCCGACCTTGCCGCCGAAGTCCAGCCACGGATACCACGGCGCCCGGGCGCCGCCTCCCGCGATGGTCGACGAGGTTCGGGTGCTCTTCGACCTGACCGATTTACGGGCCTTCCCGGTCTTTGTTGCCACGCGCGGGCGGGCGTCGTCCACGACGACGTCGCCCACGCCTTTGAGCGCCAGCCGAAGCACCTTCGGCATGTCGCCATCAAGCCGCTTCAGCCCTTGCGAGAATTCGCGGAGCCCTTCGACGCGGATCGGGTCAGGCATCGCGGGCCGGCCTTTCCACGACCACCACGGGCGCCACAGCGGGCCCGCCGTGGGCTGTGCGTAGGTGGTCCTCGAAACGCTGCGCTATGACCGTCACGGCCCGTTCTGTGCGGGCCACGGCGTCATTCATTGACGCGCCGCCGTTGGGTGTCACTTCCGTTTCGACCCGGCCCAGCGGCTCGGACACCTGCTGGCGTAGCCACTTCTTGAACCACAGGAGGACGCCGCCGAGGGCGGCCGCGATGATGGTCAGTTGCGCGGCGATGGCGACCAACTGCTGGACTTGCGTCATTGCCCGCGCTCACCCCTTCTGTTGTAGCCGTGCCAGCTCTTCCCGTTGCGCCTTCCGCGCGAAGTACACGCCCCATCGCATGTACTCGTCAGACGGCATCTCCCGGCGCATCCGGCCCACCGTCATCCCCAGTTTCGTCGCCAGGAACATCTCGAACTCTAGGTCCGGGTCGTCCTCCATCGCCTCGTAGGCCGCTTTTGTCGGCGCCCTCGTCCAGGCCGGACAGTGCCCGAATCTTGTCGACGACGGGCTCAATCTCCCCGGCCGGTGACACCTTCTGCCACAGCGCGGCCTGACCCTCGGTCATCGTCGGGTCGACCATGCCCAGGCGTAGGATCTTCCGTTCGTGGGCCTGCGTCTCCTTGGCTTTTTGCGTCTCGAATACCTCTTCGCGGGACAGGCCGCGAACCCGGACGGTGCCCATGCTGGGCACTTCGACGTCATCCTCTGGCAGCCCAGTCGCGGTGTCCGCGCGGGGCGCCAGGAGCTTCTCCAGGTCGACGCTCATGCGCTCTGCGCCGTGGAGTCAACGTCGCCGCTCATGGTCAGTTCTACGGACCACATAACGTAATCCGCGACCGGGTGGGTCTGGACGTAGCTCTTCACGAGCACGTCCACCTGATCCTCTGGCAGCCCGGCGCCGGTGCCCTCGGGCCGGTGGATCAGCTCCACGACGGTGCCGCGTATCGGCAGGAGGACGGCGCGCGGGCCGGTGCTCGCGGTGTTGTCGTACTTTCCGGAGATTGTGACCGACCCCGACGTGAGGCCGCCCAGGAAAATGTGCCCGTCGTTGCCGTACGTGGTGACGTCGTGTTCGTCGGCCTCGAACTTCAGCTCCGAATTGTCGGAGTATTGCGAGAGGTCGTCGCCGCCGAGGGAGACGAACGTCACCTTACCGTGAACCTTGGCCATTGTTTTACGCTCCGTCTCCGATGATGTCCAGGTCGAACACTGCCGCGAGGTAGTCGCCGCTGCCTATGGTGACGATATCGAACTCGGCGCGGATAACCCGCACGGAGTCGAATGCGGTGTACGTGCCGGCTTCGATCACAGCCTTTATCGAGGCCGCCCCAGAGCCGGCGAGGTAGGCGTCGACGAGGTTCCGTGTGGCCCGGTCGTGGACCTTTCCCACGGCCACGATCACCGGCAGCGTAACCGTGTCCGCTCCCCGGCCGTAGGTGGAATCAAAGGTGATCTCTTCCGGGTATGTCACGATCGCAGCCGGTGGCGTGATGCTGTCGGGCGGGTAGCCGAAGCATCGCAGGCCGGCGATGGTGTCCAGTCGGGTTGTCACTTGGTCCATGACGTCGCCCAGGTCCACCTAAACCGCCCCCCACCATCGGATGAGCTTCGCCCTGGCGAGGGCCAGCTCCACGTCGGGGTCGAGCTTTGCGAGGAGTCGCATCTCCGAGCCCTGCTCCGGTGAGCCGGCTACGCCGTACGGCGAGAACCGGCGGGCGTGGAAGCGGGACGCCTGCAGCAGGGTCGCCTGCTCGACCGGGACGGGCACGGCGTCCCACCCCCACACTGCGGTGATCGTGACACCGTGCGTTTCCCAGGTCGGCTTCGCTGCGCTGTCTGTGTCCACGCGTAGCCGTGTGAACGGGCGGCCCTCCTGCTCGGCGTTCACAGGCTCCAGCGTGTAGACGTCTATCTCACCGGCCTCCACTTGCACGTCCAGGCCGGTGATGTCCTGCAGGTCGTCGAATCCGACGACCCACACGCGCGCCCGACGATCCCAATAAGCCGTGTAGGACCGTGCCTCGGCGCTGGCAACCTGCCCGAACTGTCGGTGGCAGAAGCCGTCCACGGCGCGGGACGCCGTGGAGATGGCGAGCGCCAGCTCCGCGTCGTCATTGGTGTCCGGAATCCGTAGGTAGGATTTCAGCTCCGATAACGTCACGTAGTCCGGCGCCCACGCCATCTCAGATCACTCCCAGCAGGTGCAGCAGCAGCAGAACGGCCAGCAGCACCACGAGCAGGCCAACGGCGGACATCAGGCCGGCGTCCTCTTCGGCGCCGTCGCGGTGCCGGCGTTGTGGGCGGCCTTTCTCCTGTCCTCGGCGTCCCGGGCGCGCTTGGTCTTGGCCCGCGCCTTTTCCTTGGTCTCCAGGTAGGCGGCCAGCGCCTCCGGGTTTCCCTTGAGCAGCATGTGCGTTCCCTTCTCTGTTGCCGGGTGGGGCCTGGGCCGGCGGCCACGGCGTGTGGGCCGGCCCAGGCTGTCGGTGGCGGGTCAGGTGGTGATGTTTTCGAGGGTGGCGTACGCGGAGCGGTTCTGAATGTTGCCGTCCGCCCGCTCCCACGCCACGTACTCCACCTGCCCGTTGTTCGCGCGGGACCACGGGTTCACCACGAGGGTGAACGGCGCGACGCGGCGGATGACGTAAGCCTCGCGGAAGTCGCCCAGCGCGGCGAACCCGCCGGCCACACCGTCCGCGGTGACGGCGTTGCAGCCCTGGTCGATGACGACGGGGTATCCGAGCAGCTCCCTCGCCGGGGCCTGGCCGATGCCCATGGTCTGCGGGTTGATGAGCGGCCGGCCGTCGACGACGATCCGGCGGATTGCGACCCATGTGCCCTTGCTCATCACCCACTTGGCGTTCTGCTCGTACTCGGGGTCCAGGGCGGCTTCGACGTCGAGGATCTCGTCGTAGTCGATGGTGGCCTCCACGTCGAGCACCACGTCCGCGGTGAGCCCGTCGTGGAGCAGCCCGAACGGGAGTGTGGTGCCGTTGCCGTTGACCCAGTCGGCGGCTTGCTTGCGCTGGATGCGCGTCCCGAGCGCGCGGGCCACGATGCTCTGGACGTCCACCTGCGAGTCCTGGAGCAGCTCCACGGACACCCGGAGGGGGGTCGTGGTGCCGGCGCCTGTGGACGTGTACTTGAACGCCCCGAGCGCCACGGTGCCGAACGCCAGGTCATCGCCGTCGACAAAGGCGGCCTCTTCGTCCGTGATGCCGCCCGAGTTGGCCGTGTCGTCGAGGGACGGGTACTCCAGCGCCCCGCCGCGCTCGGTGGTGAATGAGTCGACCTCCGCGGCGAGGCCGCCGAAGGCCAGCCGAACTTCCACGAGCTTCTGACGGAATTCCGGCGACACGAGGTAGCCGCCCTCGGAGTCGGTGCCGGCCTCCTGCGCGTTGCGCAGCTCTTGCAGGTCAGCGTTCGGGATCCCGGTGCGGAGGTAGTTCTCGAAGGACCGGTTCAGGTCCTCGAATTCGTCGCGGGTGGCCCCGCCGATGTTCACGTGGAGGTCGTTCCGCACTGGCGTGTTGTACGCGTTCTGCCGCGCCCTGATGCCCTGGTCGACCTGGGCGGTGGCGAGCTGCGCCTCCAGGTCCTCGTACTTCGTGACCTCTTCGGCCGTCAGAGGCCGGCCGACCGCGCCGTCAATCACGGCTTGCAGCGCGGCCAGGATTTCGTCGATTCCCACTGTCACTCCCCTTTCAGGAGTAGCCGCGCCCGTGCGCGGATTAGTTGACTTTGCCGATCTTCCGGCTCCGGTTGTGTGGTGTCGTTCGCCACCCGGTCGGCCAGGCCGGCCTCCACGGCGGCTGCCGCGGAGTACCACGTTTCAGCTTTCATGGCGGCCCGCCAGGTCGCCACGGTGCCCCCGGCCCGGTCCGCGTAGATGCCGGCGATTGTGTCGGACAGCTCGTCCAGCAGGTCCGCCATTTCCTGCATGTCCGCGGCGTTCCCGAGCACGATCCCGGAGGCGTCGTGAATCATCATCTTGGCCGGCTTCTGCATCGCGATCGCGTCCCCGGCCATCGACACAAACGACGCCGCCGAAGCGGCTATCCCGTCCACGGACACGTCCACCGTGGCGGGGTGCTCCAGCAGCGCCGTGTAAATGGCGATTCCGTCGAACACGGCCCCACCCGGACTGTTCACCCGCAGGTCGATGGCCGGCGCCGTGATGCCCCGGAGCGCCTTGGTGAACGACGCCGCGGTCACGTCCTCTTCGGCCCAATCGTCCCCGATGAACCCGTAGATGAACACTTCGGCGCGGTCGCCGTCAGTGTTGCCGATCTTCCACCAGTCGCCGCTGCGGTTCTGCGGGTGGGTGGTCATGGCCCGCCCACGGTTGGCCAGCTCCAGCAGTCGCGCCGTGTTCACGAGAGGGCCTCTTTCAGTTGGCGTGTGTCCGCGCTGGCGCCGCGGAGCACGTCGCCGCCGTCGATGGGTGGCAGGTTCCGGATGCGCCGGGCTTCGTTCACGGTGAGCAGGCCCGCCGTTACCTGTTCGATCAGCAGGCGGATCTCCTCTTCGGGGGTGGGCCGCTCCAGGCCGGCGAAGTCGAATTCCGCGAACCGCGGTGTTCGAGACTGCCCGCCCAGTAGCCGTGACAGTCTTTGCTCGAAACGCATTGTCCACCCGAGCAGGGTGAAGCGGCCAAGGCCGCGGTTCTGCTCCGCGACACCAGTGCCCCAAGAGGTCTGCTTTTCGGTTTGCATGAGCAGGTGCGGCGGGACGCCCGTCCAGCGCGCTATCTCCTCGATCTGGAATTGCCGGGACTGCAGGAATTGCGCATCCTCCGCGCTCATGGTCCACGGCGAGAACTTGAGCTTACGATTGACGAACGCCACTTCCCCGGCGTTTTCCCAGCCGCCCACCTTACGGTCCAGGCCGGCTTTTATTTCCTTTGCTTCGTCCTCGTCCACGTCCTCTTCTGTGGACACCAGGCCGGCGATCAGGGCCCCGTTCCCAAACATTTTCGCGGCAGCCCGGTCCCCGGCGATCGTGGTCCCGAATGACTGCCGCGCCACCCCGAGCAGGGACATGCCTTTGAGTCCGTCCATTGACGGCCCCATGACTTGAGTCATGGTGCCCTGTGTGAAGCGGCGACGGGTGCCGTCCGCCAGGGTGGCGTCGTACAGTTTCCGCCCCGTGAATGTGCCATCGGGGCGCCGCTCCCAGGATGGTGTCACGGACAGCGGGTGTAACGGGGTGGCCCCGGCCAGCACGCCGGCCCCGTTGTAGACGTGCTGCAGGTACGTGTTCCCGTGGAGCAGCCCGTGGAGTAGGCACGTTTCTTTCCACTCGTACGGGGTCTGTCCGTCAGCGGTGCCGGGGTCGTCGAGCCATGTCCGGATAGGCTGCCGCTGGTCGTCTATCTGCCCGATGCTCTTGAGCGGCAGTGATGCGATGGTGCCGGCGATGAGCATTACGGCCCGCCAGAAAGCGGCAATCCCCAGCGCCGAAAACTCGCTGACGTTCACGCCCGCGTACGTGGGTGCCGCGCCAAAGTAGCCGGCCAGCGCCGGGTCGCCTACAGAGATCAAGACCTCGTCGCGCGGCGCCTCCCGGCGCTTCCACGGCCACTGCACGCGCGACATCATGCCACGCCCGGCCGACAGGGCGCCCTCACAGCACGACTACGGCGTGTCGCGGCTTCTTTCCGCGTGCCGCCAGCGCAGCCCACACGGCGGCTTTCACCCCGCCCGCGGGCGCCGTGGAGTGCAGCCGCGGCCCGTCCACGCCCGGCGACACGCGCAACGTGAGCACTTGCGCGGCCAGCTCGGGGCCGCCATCGTGCGCCAGGACACCATCGGTCAGCAGCCGCCCCAGGTCCTCCACGGCGCCGCGGACGGTCCCCTTCTGCGGATCCGTTCGGGCGCCCACGGCGCGCCACGCCGGATCCGCCGCGATCGACGCCCCGGCGAGGATTGGCCGGCGGAAGCCGGCGCCGTTGACGGCTTCGGCCGCGCCGGCCACGTCGTCATACGTGGCGACGCTGACGACGGCCCGCCCGTCCACATGCCACGCCCGGGCCACGTTCACGCCCTCGGTGTACCAATCTTCGACGGCCACGGCGTCCGGGGCCCGGTCCGCCGGGATCTCGGTCGCGAGCGCCGCCCACGCCTCCTCGGACACCACGGGCTGCCCCTTTTCGCGGCGTTCCCGCAGCCGCCACACGTTCAGGTATTGCGCCTCGAACCCGCGCATGGGGTCGGGGTCGTCCAGCTCCGGGTCGTCCTCCCCGGCCAGCGCCTTCTCGTACTTCGTGGCGATCATCCGGCGCCGGTCCTCAGACCAGTGCGGCGACGCCTGCCGCCACGCGCCCGGGTCCGCCGGATCGGAGCCCGGGCGGGCGCCCCACAGCAGGAGCAGGGTTGTGGGGTCGTCCGTGGTAAAGGCGTGCAACAGGGACGTGCGCATGAGGCTCGTGGCGCGTCGGTGCGCGGTGGACGTCAGGTGTATCTGCGGGCTGGACCGTTCCATGATCGCCGGTTCGAGCCCTTCGGACACCGTGTCGGGGTCGACGTCCCACCCCTCGTCAATGAAGCCCAGGCAGACGTCGTAGCCGTACACGGCGCGCTGCGCTCGCACGAGCCATCGGTCCCCGGCGGGCGTCTCCACGCCCTCCTTGCCGTTGGCCCGCGAGACGCCCCACCCCTCCCGTTCCGCCCAGCGCCACGCGCCGCGCTGGATCTCGCGGCAGATCGCCACGTCGGAGCCGGTGTGAATGATGACCTGCGGCTCCCCGAACATCTCCGCGTGAGCCAGCCGCCACAGCGCCAGTGAGCGGATACGGACCGACTTGCCGGCGCGGCGCGGCGTGGACTCCACGACGGACCTGTGACACAACGTGCCGTCCGCGCGGTATTCGAGCTGCCGGGTGATCGCCAACGCCTGCCACCATCGCAGTGTGATCCGTTGCGTCTCTTCGATCCACGCGATGGCGTCCGCGCCGTACGAGCCCACGGCGTCCGCGGGTGGCGGGCTCATCGCCAACGGCGGCGCGGCGTCGTCGGGCACGGCGGCGAATGTGTGCAGCCACGGGTACCGGGCCAGGGCCTCAGGACGCCACTCAAGCCCCGGGCGTAGCTCGTAGTCCTGTACGGGAGGGGAGAGGGAAAACGAG